AAAGTTGGTGGAACAATGCTTTATAAAGATAATGCAGGAACAGCAACTTTAGGAACAGATTTAAAAATATACTTTACTTGTAATGGTGGAACAAATTGGACAGAAGCATCAAGCTATACTGCAATCACACCTGTTTATTCTACAGGAATTAAACAAGTAAGATTAGGTGAAACTACTTGTACTTCTGGTACAGATATAAGATACAAAGCAGTTTGGGCTAATCAAGCAACTGGTTCAAAAGTAACTCAACTTCATGGAATTGGCATAAATTACTAGCATGGCTAGAAAAAAGATTACTCCAAAACAATTTGCTGAACAAGCAGCAGGAGTAAGACTTTCATCTCACGAAAAATTATGCGCAGAAAGAATGAAAGTATTAAATGAAAATATTAATGAATTAAAAAAAGAAGTTAAAAGTTTAAGACAAGACGTTTCGAAAGGTAAAGGTGCAGTTTCTGCATTAATATTAATTGGTAGTTTTATAGCTGCTCTAATTGGTTACTTTTCATTCGATGGCACCTAAAAAAGAAAAATCACTTTCAGAACTAATTGAAGATGCAGAAGACAAATTAGCAGAAGCTTCAGATGGTTTACAAAAAGTTAAAAATAAAATTGAAGAAGTTGAAGAAGAAGATGAATTTGAGCGTGGCTTACCTTAATGGCTAAAAAGAAAAATAGTCTTTTAACTAAAGAAGCTCACGAAACTAGAAGTAAATTTAAAAAAACAAGTATCTCAACAAATCCTAGCAAAATTAAATGGTCTTCTATGAATAAACATAAAAGGAGACAACACAAAAAATGAATTTTGTTCTTAATTTAATTTTATGTTCTGGTTTAGCTAATAGTTGCCTTCCACCTTATAGATACCCAGATTTATTTGTAGATAGTTATTCTTGTATGATTGCAGGAAGTCAAGAAAGTATTCTTAAATTAGAAGAAATTGGAAATGAAGAAGTAAATAAAAACAAATTTTATATTAAATTTATTTGTTTAGAAGAAACACAATTTAAAAAAGGAGAACCCACATGATAATATATGGTGACACACTGACTACATGGAAAAATAAAGCAAAAATATATTGGGCAGACACAAACAAATTAGCATTCGGCTTATTTGTAGTTTGGTCTGTAATTTTATTTTTACTATAATTAAAAGGACAAAAAAATTATGCATACAACACTTAAAGAAAGAATTAAACAACACGAAGGGTTTAGGAACACTGTGTATTCCGATAGCTTGGGTTTCGCTACAATTGGTTATGGTCATTTGGTATTACCTACCGATAACTTTGTTGAAGGTGTTGAGTATAGTAAAGAAGAGCTTGATATTTTGTTTGATAAAGATTTTCAAATTGCTCTCACATCTGCACAAGATTTACTTGAAGGATTAGATGTACCAGAAACTGTTCTTGGAATAATTACGGAAATGTGCTTTCAGCTGGGAAAACCACGAGTTATGAAATTTAAAAACATGTGGGAAGGTATAAGAAATCAAGACTGGAACAAAGCCGCTGACGAAATGATTGACAGCGCGTGGCATAAACAGACTACAACAAGATGTGAGTCTTTAGCAGAAACTATGAGGCATGTATAATGTGGTTAAGCGCAATTAAATTAGCAGTAAATGCTGGAAGTCATATTTATAAAAAGAAACAAGAAACTAAAATGATGATGGCAAATGCTCAAGCAAAGCATGCTGAAAAAATGGCTAATGGAGAATTAGAATATTCTGGTAAATTATTAGAAGCAAGACAATCAGACTGGAAAGACGAAGCAGTTTTGATAATTCTCACTTTGCCAATTTTAGTGATTGCCTACGGTGTTTTCAGCGATGATCCAAATGCATCTCAAAAAATAAAAGAATTCTTTGAACAATTTCAACAACTCCCATCATGGTTTACTAATTTATGGATTTTAGTGGTAGCTAGTATCTATGGGATCAAGGGCACACAAATATTTAAAGGCAAAAAATGAATATTATAGATAAAATATTATTAAAGTTTTTTGGTTGGATAGATACACTAAATGAAAAAGTAGTAGATGTTTTAACTTTTCAATTTCCAAATTGTCAAGAAAAAGAGTGCCCTAAAAAGAAAAAGTCAAAAAGAACATATAAAAAAGAAAAAGACCACGGTACAGACATAACTTTTGAAAACGAAATAAAGAAATGAAAGTATCGGAAAATTCAGTTATCAGTCTTCCTATTCGGAACCTTTTAGCTTTATGCGCAGCAATTGCGATGGGAATTTTCGCTTATACAGAAATAACAGCTAGGCTAACAAGTTTAGAAACCTCAAGAGAATTACATCAAGCAGATTTATTAAAAAAAAGTGAGCAGTTGCCAACTGACCAAGAGCAATTTATGTTGTTGGAACATATCGCAACTCAAGTAGAAAACATACAAAAGGAAATGGAGACAATGAGAAATAATAACGTGAACATTACTTATGCTATGAAAGATATAGAAAAAATTAAAACAAGTCTTGAAGATATAAAAGATAAAGTTAGAGCAAATGGAAATCATCAATGATTGAAACTGTAATAGCTCTTCTTATGATTGTGAATAATGAGATTAAGGAAGCGCGTATTCAAAATGTAAACGCTTAGCTATGCGTCAAGTTAAAAATAATTCTAATGTAATTTATTCTTGTGTAAAAACTAAAGCAGAACTTGAGTCAAATATTGATGGCTCTGTGTCAATTAAAAAACTTATTGTAGAATAATTATGAACGAAAAAGAGTCAACCGATTTAACGTTTGAAGATGAAGTTAAATTTGATGTAGAAAGTAAACCAAAAGAACTAACTACTAAAGATAAAGCAAATGAAATAGTAGATATGCTTATAGCTCAAGCGCATACAAAATTAAAATCAGGTGAAGACCTAACAGCATCAGAAATGAAAGTTTGTTTAGATGTTTGTAAAACCTACGGCACAGGTATTCAATCAAATAACGATATAGATATTGTTAGTGAATTACCTTTTGATAACGAAGATAGGAAATTATAATGGTCCCGGCTAAGTTAAAAATTTTTAAGAACTTTTTATATTTAGCTTGGAAACATTTACAATTACCACCGCCAACTAAAATACAATATCAAATGGCGGACTATTTACAATATGGTCCTAAGCGTGCTTGTATTCAAGCTTTTAGAGGTGCAGGTAAATCCTGGATTACTTCAGCATTTGCTTGTTGGAATTGGTTAATGGATCCTCAAAAAAATATTTTAGTTGTCTCTGCGTCTAAAACTAGGGCAGATGACTTCTCAACGTTTACCCAAAGATTAATTCATGAGTTGCCTATATTAGAACATTTAAAACCTAATGACGATCAAAGGTCAAGTAAAGTATCATTTGATGTTGGTCCTGCTAGAGCATCACATGCACCTAGTTGTAAATCAATGGGTATTACCAGTCAACTTACAGGTTCTAGAGCAGATTTAATTATTGCTGATGACGTTGAGTCAGCTAACAACTCTCAAACTCAATTAATGAGAGATAGACTATCAGAAACAATTAAAGAATTTGACTCTATCATTAAACCTGAAATTGGTAGAATTGTATTCTTAGGCACACCACAAACAGAATTATCTATTTATAATCAGTTAGAAGAAAGAGGATTTAAAACTCAAATATGGCCTGCAAGGTTTCCTGAAAGTAAAGCTTTGTTAAATTATGGTCATAAGCTAGCTAAAGAAATTTTAAAAGAAAAAGATAAGTTTAAACCTGGTCAAGCTTTAGATCCAGATAGATTTGATGATGTAGACTTAATGGAAAGAGAAGCGTCTTATGGACGTTCAGGATTTTCATTACAATTTATGTTAGATACAACTTTATCTGATGTAAATAAATATCCACTTAAACTTAATGACTTAATTATTATGTCAGGAGTTTCATCTTGGAAAGAAGCTCCAGGTAAAATACAATGGGCAAATAGCTTAGATCAAATAAAAGCCTTAGATCCAGAAATACCTAATGTTGGATTAAAAGGTGATTACTATGTAGCACCAATGCATGTATCAAATGATTACTTTCCTTTTCAAGGAGGAGTTATGTCAATCGATCCAGCAGGTAGAGGTGCAGATAGAACAGCTTATGCTATTGTAAAGATGTTAAATGGTATTTTATATTTAACTGATATTGGCTCTTTAGAAGGCGGTTATGAAGAAAAGACTTTAGTAGATTTAGCAAACGCAGCTAAAGCTCAAAATGTGTCTTATGTCACTATTGAAAGTAACTTTGGTGATGGAATGTTTAACAGATTATTAGAACCAATATTAGCACGTATTCATCCGTGTACTATTGAAGAAACTAGAAGTTCAGTTCAAAAAGAAAAAAGAATTATAGATACTTTAGAACCAGTATTTAACTCACATAGACTTGTAGTTGACCAAGAGTTAATTAGGAAAGACTACGAGCTCGATATGCAGCATCAACTATTCTATCAAATGAGTAGATTGACTAGAGATCGATCGTGTTTAAAACATGATGACTTAATAGACGTATTAGCTATGGCTGTGGCGTATTGGACCAATTATTTAGGCCAAGATGTTATACTAGCAGAAAGAGCAGCTAAGAATGAAAGATTATCTATAGAATTAGATCGATTTATGGAACATGCAGTCGGCAAGAAATCAGCTAAGACATCTTGGATTTAATAGCCTTTAATGGCTCATAGATGGGCCCAGATTGACGACAAACACCAGACGCTATTAAACCTATACATAAGTGGATTAGATGCTGTA